ATATTTGTTGTATATTGACTAAATGCTAAACTTTCTCAGTTTAGTTGTGTATGAAGCTTTGGTCAACACTACTAAAATTCATATCTAATTTGTCATATATACTGAGAATTTGACATTTTTACACATTTTGGACATTTCAAATAAAATAATATATCTAATTTAGTTTATATATGATGTTTAGTAAGACACTTATCTTATAGTTAAAATTCAAATAAAATAATATATCTAATTTAGTTTATATATGATGTTTTAGTAAGACACTTATCTCACACACCTGCACATATAATGGATTCTTCATTTTCTGTTATTATTTTTTTGAATAAGTTGTAGGCTTCTTTAACTAGAGCTGGATGTGGCCCAGATTGGGTAGTATTTCCACTGGCGTATATGAGAAAGGTGTGGTTTCTTTCTTTAGATTTCTTCCTAATGTTTTCTGATTTTCCGTCCTCGATCACGTAAGGGTAAGTAACAGACACGTAGTGATCTATTGAATTTATATATCTAGCTCCGAATGGGGGGTTTGCTCTCAGTAGATCTCTTACACGTATTCTATCTATTTTAAATCCTAAGCCGTAGTTGTAGTTGACCATTGATGTCTTCATTGAAACTATTAGCAACTTTTCATTGACTACATTCTCCATTGTGGTTACCCACTTTACGTGAAGGATGTAGTCAGCAACCGTCACATAATCTGACATTAAAGATTTGAGGAACTCATACGCACAATTTTCAATGAATTTTGGACATTTGCATATTCTCAATTTTCCATTGGCTACTGATACATTTTCAGTGAACCAATCCAATATTCTTTTACCCATATCTTTATCATCAGTTATTGCCGATATGTTTGATTGCACCCCGTTTATCAAGTTTACAACTATTTCCGAAATTTGTTTCATCATTTCTGTGGACTTTAAACCACACATTTGTATACTCTTCGATGTCAATTTAACACTCACATATTTGGTACCACATGAAATATATAGAGAAATTGCATTCCTAAAAAATCCTGAATCTTTAGATATTCCTCTTTCCGTTCCATCGTGCCTGCAACTCACAATATCACCATAATCACCAGTTCCGATTATTATTATCTTTTTACCCTTTGCCTTTGATTTTACATCCCGTTTTATTGGTATTACAGGAAATAAATTTCCGATATTCACATCAGAAGATATAACAGTAATTGCAGTTATAGTTGTAGCAACCATTTCATCGAAATTTTTCATTTCTTTTGTTCTATATAATTGCACCTATCATATCATTTGGTTGAATAACTCACAGAAAAACAATATCGTCTTTTGAAGTATTCAACTTATGTCAATGAAGGATCAGAAATAATATTTAAATTTTCTTTTGACTCAATCCCTTTGAGTTGGGTTTCACCACCGCCGAACTCTTAAATATTTCTCATTCAAATTAGTGAATTTTGGTAAAGTGGTGTTTTAGTAGTCATGTTCAAAGAATCCTACCACTCTCTTGGCTTCGGTTGAAGTATTCGTATATTGCACAGTCATGGTAGTTTTGGTTGGAACCAACATTCCTCCTAACTTACCAGCCCCAAATACTAATACATCATTGGTGGAAATCTCTACATTGTTTATTTTGACAATAGTGATTAATATTTTGTCGCCAGTGCTATAGGTAGCGCTTGTGTTATTAGAAACTGTTATTGTTTTGTTGTCTTTGTCTATAGATATACATTCCCCCAAGTTTTCCTTCGTTGGATCGCCCAGTTTGACCAAAAATCCCAATTTAACTACCCCCAGAGTGATATCATCAACGCCAATTACACTATCACCTACAGAAACATCGGCAGATATTACGCCCTTTCCCGCGTCACCTACAAGCAACCCTACATGTACGTCTTTTATCGATACACTCAGAGAATCGCCAATATTATTTGACTTTGGTAATACCATTAGGTTATACACCTTGATTGGATAATTAAAAATAATATGATGATCTGTAATCACACCTACCCCTGCGTCTACATCAAACGAAAACCCACTTATTTTGAAATATCCCTGAGTTCCGCTTGTATCTTCGACTACTTTTGTCAACGACGTATCTACAGTGTCCAATATTGTTACGGTTTCTATTTTATGTAAATTGTTGTTTGGGCACACTGTAGGGACTTCCTCAAGATATCCTGTACTCACCCATGATTTTTCGGTTTCACAAAAAACGGTGTACTTAGTCAACTTCCTTTCGGTATCCATTTTAGTTACATTCACACCTTTAGGGTGTGTTATTTCTTTTCTTTCAATTTGATGTAAACATCTATCTCACCGAATGTCCCTATATGTGATCTGATGAGCAAACATCCGACCAAATTTGTATATAATTTCATGGTCCCTGTATTACATAGAGTCGGTAGCTTACTTAAATATTTTATCGTCAACATACTAATTTGTAGATCTGATTCAGAAACTCTATCCTCCTCATTGATTATCCCAAATGTCGTTAATCTCTCAGATAATCCAGTTCCAACGCAAGCTTTAAATTTCATGCCTTTTGAGTAATTAGTTATTTCAACGAACCCACTTTTTATTGTGCTCATACCAGAACACATTAGAGAGAAATTTGTTGATGAAATTACACAAGATGCCTTTGAATTTGTGGATTCGGGTAATGTGTATACTACATTCTTTTCTATATTTGAAATTCTGATTGATGCTACGTTTTCAGTTCTATGAGAGTTACTACCAGACAATACTTCAATGTAAACAGTAGGTTTATTTTTTATTTTATATAATTTTATTGAGTCCTTTTTCTTTATGGGTTTGGTGAAAGACCTAAGTTCGTCGAAATTTAATCCAACATATATAGGAGTTTCACTATTACAAACATATTCAACTAGCTCGTCCGTTTTTATCGTTATTTTGTTTAGCACAATCCCTGTATTGTCTTGTTCTATATATGTTATTAACGTTTTACTAAAAATAAAATATCCCACCTTATTTCCTGATCTTATATATTCTACCATATTTCTGAAACTGTACCCATCAAAAAATGTAACAGAGAATGACAGATTTTCGCTTTCATCACCGCCTGACATGGTAATTTTACATTAGTGTTCGTCTTTAGACTTTTCTTTAGACTTTTCTTTGGACTTTTCTTTGGACTTTTAGTGAATAGAATTGTATTTGATCCTTGACTTATACACCTAAGATAATTTTCATTCTATTCTTTATGTCAGATATGAATTTATTTTCGCTTGAGAACAAAGTTGACATGATACCTAGGTTATTCATAGTTCCGATTAACTCATAATGATTTCCTATTATTCCTATAACTATAGAATCTCTACCCTTATACAACAAATCCATATCATTACCTGTAATATATACATCCATTTTAGCTATATCTATCAAGTATATGTCTTTGTCTAAAATTTCTGAAATAAACTCGTTATACGTGTTGTCTACCGGGGAATTGGATTTTAACTCCTCTTGCATATTGTACAGTTTGTATTTATCCAAGACTAAAGACATTTCATGTAATTTTCCTCTACTAAGATACTCATAAAAAGTTTTACTATTTTTATCAAACTTGTCAACTTTTGATGCCAATCTATTGGACAGATCAAGTCTCAAATCTTTGACAAATTGTCTTCTATTAAATTTAGTTCCATTGCTTATATTAGATATATAAGGCAAATAATATGATAACGATAATGCGTGGAAAAAACAAGATCCGTCTCCTATTGTCTTTAATCTATACACTGAACTTCGAGTCCATGGTAATTTTACAATTTCTTTGCTTTTGGACAACATCGGGAAAGTCCACTTGTATTTTCTTGTACATTTTATTCTTTTTGTGTTTTAGAAATCAGATGTCTCTCTTAACATTCGTATGAAATCTGACTCTTTGCTAAACGTAGATTGTATCAGATTATTTTTATTTTTGATACCTATACCTTCACATCGTCCATCGCTATTGCTCATTATTACGACGGATTTTTCTTTTACTTGTGAATAAGGAAAATACAACAAGTCTATTTCCTTATTCATATCCAACACATACAAATCTACCAACAAAAATCCCGCCACAGTCTCGTAATATAAATCCGATAATGTAGTACTTTCTGTCATTGCCTTTTGCATCTTTGCCAAATCATAGCTTATAATATTACCCAATCTATCTACATAGATATTACCTTCCTTCTCCTTTTGAGCGTAAAAAGGTAAAATACCGTCTAATACAAAATCGTATTGTGTACCTCCTTTGGATGGACTACCCAAAATACTAATGACATCCCTTTTGATGTTATCCAAAGCATTCATCCTACCAATGTAATCAGAGTTTGATGCATATTCATGGTAGGCCATTTTCAGTATACAATCGAAAAAGGAATTCGTTCTATTGGATGATATCCTCGTAACTTTAATTACATCAGTACCATCGATTGTGAGTACAACTTCAGAGGTGGAGTCAATTCCATGACCAACTCCAGTTTTCGTGTTCAAAGTTGTAAACATTGGGTAAAGCTCGGAGCCTTTCTCTTTTATTCTGTATATAATAATAGGGATTTCTGAGGTTTCGATTATTTTTGTTTTGATTTCCGCCTTTTCGTTGGTCTTCTTGGGAACGAATTCCATACCAACGCCTACATTCTTTCTCACTACACGTTTAACAATTTTCTTACCTTTAAAGTTTATCTTGGTAGCTTTCATTGGAACAAATTTACCAGATGTATATAATTTTATTATAGAGTTTGCACCGGGACTTACGAACCTTTCGTGGTTCATGTCAGAAACATCAGTTATTTTGTATCTTTTGAGTTCTAACATTAGATCAGACAAGTGAACGAGCCATTCTTTTTGTTTACTAACTATTGTCCCCTTGTAATCTACATTAATGTAATTACCGTTGAACTCCATAGTTATATTTTCATCGTTTAATTTTAGCATATTAGATATTTCATCAGTGGGAACTCTAATTGGAGGCTTGAACGTTTCTAAAATCTTATCGCCATCTATGGTCGTAAATATAAATTCACCACTATCACTCAGGTTGTTTCTTATGGTTTTCATCAAATTAGTAAATATGTTAGAATTTTCCCAAAAGAATGACAAACTCATCATGGATGAGATAACATCGACCTTACCACCAGTATATTTTTTGACTACTTTTGTTATCAGTTCGTGATTTTCGCCTTTTGCGTTTATAAGTATAAGTCTTTTACTGGAGTCTATCTTTTTTATGTCTCTAATGTTTTCTATTACTTGGGGAACAAATCCCATTATAGAATGACACCTTGAAGAAAATTCGATAATATATTCCTTGTTAGGTTCTACAGCTATTACTTTAGCAAACTTCCCATTCCATTTGCCAATGTCACCACCTTTGCCAGATCCAATATCCAACAATGTAGGCATCAGCTTGAAGGACTTACTACTTTTGTTGTATATTTTTGACTTAATAGAATTGTGATATTTGCTCATGAGGGTTATATCTTTGCCTAACATAGTCGAAAGTTTCAAAGGAATAATCATCATATTCCAATTGTCTCCATAAGCAATAGCCTTAGAATTGGCCCTAACCTTATCGCTCCTTATTCTAACTGGCACCAGCATGCGAGTGTCCCATTTATACTCTACAATTGTTCCATCTGAAATATTGGCAGTGATTTCATTGTCATGATCCACCATAGTAAGCCCATCAAATGCCAACGGATATTTGGGCTCGAACATTGTTGAGATATCCCCATCCATGACTTTCAACTCTATCAATCCATCAGAATTTCGATAAACTGCGAAATCTATTGTTATCATATTAGGTGGTTTGTACTTACACAAGTCGGCAGTTTTCTTTAAATTTCTGTTATGTGTTTTCCTGGTCGGAAGGTATTGGTTAACACTAGAAAATTTACTTACGCTTCTATGTATTATTTCGGGCACAAAGACATAACCATCGGTTTCGTAGTCCAAATTTCCTCTTTCGCTTTCCATTTCGTTCATTATTTTGTAAAAGGAACTTACGTCGGTTATTTGCTTGAAGTACTTCATCCTCAATGTGGTCAATGTATCTAATTTATTCAACATTTCTATGTTTTCTCCCATGTTGTGCATTCTATGACTAAATGGCAAAATTTGTATTTTGGTTGAGGGGATACCTTCGACCGGTACAGACAAAACATCAAAAATTAGAAATCTATTGTCATCGTCGTTTCCACTTTCTATGAGTTCACCATCGAGGATGAAACCACCTATATTTGGAACAGTTCCATCAAAATTTCCTATTTTACTTACAAAACTTGGGTACATAAGCAACCAGACAGAATTCCCATGCGTTACAAAAAGTTTCCTTTTTCCGTCGGCTTTGTATAGTACGTTATATCTTGTTATATTGTTTCCAACTAACCCCCCGTACACCATATCTGACAAGTGCAAGTTCCTGGGCTTCGTTAACATTCTGCTATCTATGATGTTCTTCCTATTTCCAGCATTAGTTATACCACTTCCCAATGAATTGTTGAGTCCCAATATAACATCATTATATTCTTTCTTTGTATATACATAAGGGGTGTCCTGTATTAGAGACAATACATAAAAACAATATGTACCAAATTCATCAAATCTATCAAAGTCAGACAATTCTAATTCTATTTCGTACTCTGGACCACTCCTAGAACCTTTATCATTTGTTGTGTAGATTATAGTCATATCTACCTTCGAATGTACTAAATCTATGGAAAATCTTTTCTTTTCTCTGGAAATGTTATGTGTGAACTCTTCTGGCTCGGTCGTTGGTATTTCGGTGGACATAGACAATTTAACGTTATAGTCATTTCGTTTGAACACCGAAGTTCCGCTCTTTGTTATCCACACATCTTTTTTACCGTCTTGAGTTGTCTTCCTGATACCACCATAAGAACCCACACCATCATTTATATTTTGTATATAATCAATAGTATTTGTTTCCTCGTAGTTTGGACCCAAAATATCCAAAACTCTTTGAAAGGTATGCACTGATACACCCCTTCCCATAGAATATTCGTTAAATCTTGCCTCTACTTCAACATTCCTAGATTTTTTGCTGACTATGTTACTCTTTTTATCATTGAACATGTTTCATTAACAAAATAAATGTATTGTGTATTATTTTTATAGTTTTAGTAGTAAATTATCCACTAGACATATATAACATGGCAGCATACGATTTTGTATTATTGTAACGGTAATATCTGAGCAGTTCGAGAGGGACATCCGAGGATTCGGAATTGTCTTCCACTATTTCGAGTATTCCCGATTTGCTTATTTCATATAAAACGTGAGGATGTTTTAAGTTAGTTATTGGTGTGGCTTGTCCTGTATTTATCCCTCTAAATTTCCAAGTATTAGCAACACTCATGGCAGAGCCTATATTCGACCCAAACATGTTCTCATTTATATTTTGTATTGTGTAAATATCTCCGTTATGATTCATGTAAATTACCTTCTCAGTGCCATCATATTTTTCATAATCCAATTTTGTATATATTTTCTTATACTTTCTTCTTGACTGTGCCCGTGACCACATCTTCATTTGAAAATTGTTAGTAAATAATCTTGAATTCTTTTGTTTCTTGAAATCCTCACTGCTAACATAAACTCCGATTATTTCCGTTGGTATGTTCACTAACAATCCCATTGATTTCTTTATCTGCGAATTCAAGAAATATATTACATATTCCCTCATCTTTTTGGAATACATCAAAAACGTATACTTATTAGTACCCTTCCCCACAAAACCGCGGCTGTTATTATCGATGTACTCATAGGCTGATTTTATACTCACTACGTCAGGTAAAGTTAGTGGCAATTTATCGCCATTGTATAAATCATAACTATCCATATGCCTTCTTTTTGTGTCCAACACAACTAAACGTTTGATTAAATTTTCCAATGTGTTGCCATTCCTCAAATAAATGAGATAAATCCAAGTCACCAACTGTAAAAATATTTTGATGGTTTTCCTAATTGTGTTTACTCTTGCAATAGAAGTACCCAACTTTTCGATATTCATATTTCCAGTTCCTTGTGTTGTGTTTTCCACTCTCATGTTTATTGGCGAACTCGGACCAATTTCATATCCTCTATATTCACTCGTTATTTGTGTCCTCACCACAGGAAAATATATTGCATTGGGCACGTCCATACAAGAATACCATAAACCTACTATATTATCACCATCGATGTCAACAGAATTGGGTCTTTGTCTAAATACATCCCTTACACTAGTGATACTTCCCAAGTCTATATTTTTATATTCAATTAAGTCATGTGGTTGTGTTGGAGGGGTAACCATTGTTATATTACCTCCCCGAGTTTTCATAATAATGGCCCTACATTTACCGTACATGTCTATGACTTGTCCCATGGCTCCTTTGGCAATGTCCAAATAATTGACACGTGAGTACCAATTCTTTCTCACAACTTTACGTCCATTCTCTACCCCCCACATCACATTTGAATTGACATTCAAAAATAATTTATACATGTTTCTATTGAATTCCCTATCGAAAACGTAAACACTCCCAGTTTTGTTGTTTCCATTTACCAATTCACACTGAGGGAAAACTCGCCTATCGGATATTGAACCCCAATGTTTAAGTATAATTATGCACTTTCTGTCTCTAAATAATCTGGAATGATACTTAGCAAATCTCGGGGAACTAAGAAAAGACCTTTCATCTTCTTTTTTCTGTGTGTCATATTCAAAGACATATACGTTCAAACCCAAAAATTCCTCAATTCCTCTATAAAATAAATCTGGGTCAAAGTAAGAATTTGTGTCTTCTATCATATCCTTTATTTCTTTACCACTGCGATCATATAATTCCTGTTTGTAGACACTGTGGTTTACACTTTTGGCTAAGGCCAATCTAAAATCCACAACCATCTTTTCTTTTTCAGTGAAGGAGGCTTCGGAATAGTTATCGTCATCACTGAGATATAATGGTAATAATGAATGGACGAATGAGTTCTTTGACCTGACCACACCATACCTGAAATAATTATATTTATTTGACACACTTTTGAGCACGTCACGCATTTCCTTTACCAGATTCCCGAACCTACCAACATCCAAAGTTTTGAGTGATGATATTTTTGGCTTATTCTTTTTGCTCTTCTTAACTTTGATGCCTTCGTAGTATTCCCTGTACAAACTATTTGATGTCTTTAGAGATTGGTCACTAAGAGCACAACATGGCAATTTATCATAAACGTCAGAATTTTCCAATGTGTTATTGAGTATCGTAGGATGTTTGTATTTTGCGTCAGGACAAAAGAATCTATAATTTTTCCTACCTTTTATAGATTCTTTAGGAAATTTTGACAACTTCCTACCACCCGTATATAACCCTATTGATTTATTGATGTTATCGCTCTTGACTTTCCGGTTCACATTTTCAGAGAAAACAACCTCCGGGTCTTCAAGTTCTTCCAATTTAAGACCATTGTATCTTTGTGATATGTAATCGAAGGTTCTTACCAAATCTTCATCTTCGCGGTCCGGATACTGATTTGAATTATGAAGTTTCATTGCTTTCCTGGCTACATCATATACGTAAGGCAACACAGTTTTGTTTAATAATTCTGGCTGTCTGTTTCCTCCTTGACACATCCTGGCATACCCTTTAATAAATATTTCAGGTGCTATTGATTTTAGACGTTGTATCCTTGTTGCTAACCTACGAGTCAATATATACTCTTCGTTAATATCTGGGACAATACTTGAATATAATTTGAATAGAGTTTCGTATTGGGATTTGTAATATTCAAAGACGTACGACATTAGTTCTTTAAATTCCTCTGCCATTTCGGGAGTAGCTGCCATTGATATGTCAACCTTAATATATCTATGTCCTGGTTTTAATTTTCTACTTACCGATCCATCTGATTCTACCTTATCATCAGTCCCAATAGAAACCATTTGTGTAATTGAAAAGGAAACAGAAGATAAGTTCCTTATGTAGTTGTCTTCAACGACTATGGGTTCCTTTTTATCAAGTTCCCGGTAAAACATGTTAAGTCTCACCCTATCGGGATATGACATGTTTACCTCGTTCATAAACAATATACCATCCAAGTCTGTCATTATGATGTCCAAAAATATTTCTCTTATGTATGTTATATCACCGTACATATAGAAAACCCCTTTCGCTCTCCCTGAACTTAATTTACTTAATTTACAAGTTAAATATTTTTCCAACCTTTTGAGTATTTCCTCTGACTGAAGTCCAGACTTTGAAATGTTAAGTTCCAATGTTGAACTGACTAAATCAATTGTAACTTTAGCATAAGAATTGCTATTAGATTTTGGGCCACCCAATAACAACATAAAAAATATTTTATCAGTGGATAAATTTTTGTTACCTATTAGTCTATCTAAATCAATACCCATATCCATGGAATAAATTTTGTGATGATCTTTATTTGATTTGTATCTTATGTAAGGTATTTCCTCGGATACATACATATTATCGAATATCCTTGGCCCATTGGCAGAAGTTGGATAATACGATAAAACTTTACCATTTATTTTATATGTAGTGAATACATCCGTATATGTTATATCTGAAGTGTCGAACTTCACACTATCCATAATTGTTCCGATAACAGTGTAAGCTGAATAATCCCTTGACACGAAACCATCAATGTCTAAGTTACTATCATCCCAAATGTCAATTTTACGTTCCATATCTTCTTTCGTCATTTGCACTTCTTTCCTGCCCACCAAGTACTCGTTTATATATTTCAGAGCATCGGATGAAGATAATTTGGCTTCGATGAAAGATAGGTAACATTGAATATATACATCATTTAAGTCCATGTATTTATTATACTCAAAAGCTAAAGCAATTGCATGTTTTAAATTATAACCCTTTCGGTATTGTCCCAATATAATGTCACCGAATCTCATAAAAACTCCTTCAAAGTTACTTACATATCTCACTGGAAGCGTTTTACCCGTTCTTTCATCATAAGATCCGTATTCCATCTTTGCGACTTCATATCTTTTTATTCTGTCACTAAGACTCATTTTAGAAGGTTCTTTTATTCTTGTGACTTTTGAGCTCATGATGTTCGCGTGTTGAAATTTTCTAATATCAATTTGATGATATGACCCTTTGTGGCCTGTGCACCGACCTTGATGGATGCATCCTCTGCTATTTCCCTTATTTCTTTCGTGCTATAAAAGTCATTATTTTCATTTGCATTTCCGATGCTCCTTTCGACTCTAGCTATGTCAACGGGGACCTTTGTAGTTCTATTATTCTTTCCGCGAGGGGTGACTTTGTATCCATGACTATCGAACCCACCAAAGGTTTTCCTATTTTTCAAACTTACATTTCCTTTGGGAAACGTAAAAGGAGTTTCTATGGTGAGAACTATTGCACTATTACCAAAGAAATTATTTTTAGGTGTTAAAGTTTCGATGTCGACATTTGAGTATTCATTCCCATCCTCTTCAATTCTGGAAGCTTTTGGTGTTGCTGTCATAGTTCTTAACCTCACTACTGTAGGTTCTATACCCTCTTGAAATTTTGCAGAGATATTAACATTTCCTTTGCCTTCTGATAGAGAAACCTTATACAATCTCCACGACGTGCGACTAGATTTGTACTCATTTGTATATTTCGGTCTCACAACTTTCAATGTCCTTATTGGAACTATTTTGCATTGTAACAATCTTAAATTTCTTGTAAGTTTTACCGCACTTGTAGGTTTGGTGCTACATTGGGGAAGTCTTATTTCATAAGAAACACCATCACTAGTTTTCTCGGGGTCGCTCACTACAATCTTTGACATACTTTTATAGTTTTAATAATAAACGAGGGGACATTTTGTGTGTTGATTAAACCAGTGAATTTTTATGTAGATTTGTGCAGACTTACAAAGGACTACATATTTTTGTTATTTCTCAAATATTTGAGCCCAATTTTAATGTTGTTAATATTTAGTGTCTTGTTACTACTTTTATCTGAATGGAAACTATTTCTTGATGCATCAAGTTTCGAATAAAAACCAAGCTTTTCGGTATCACCACCATAAGAACTAAAAAGTTTGATGTTATTTTCTATGAGACCTATCACATCGTATTTATCTGTTACTATCCACCCGTCCTTATCCATTTGCCTAAAGAAAATTTCTGATAGTTCTTCTCCATTGTAACCTTTACATCTAAAATTCCACATACATCTCCTACTTAAGCCTGGTTGTTCCTTTAACACCCCATTTTTCAATTCCTTTTCGTAACCTGCGAAAATTACTACACATCTCCTAGGGTGCATACTCATGTGTAAATTTAAAGTAGTCAACGCTTCCTTACCAAAAGAATCCATCGGTCCATTTATAAGTGAATATGCTTCGTCTATAAATATTACCTTACCTAAGTTCTTATTCAATAAAGCCCTAGTTTTGCCGGCTGTTTGTCCTACGTAATCACCAACAAAGTCTCTCCTGCTCACTATGACAATTTGATCATCGAGTATCTTGTTTTCTCCTATGAATGAAGAACTATAACTATATCCCACCATTGCTAATAAAACCAACAGAAATATTATTGGTAGAATCAACAAGCCAACAATACCATATGCATACTTGCACATTGCCCAGATATATCCCCCTAATAACAGCAAAGGTATTACGAAAGACTTTGTGTCTAACTTTTGACTGTATTTGCCACTGGTATCTATCATTTCTTTTGTGGTCCCATTATCATCTAAATATCCAAGTGATAGCCAAATTCTGGATAAAATAATTGCAACTTTTGTTTTGCCTACTCCAGGTGGACCATATAGTATAACATTCAACATACCAAGTTCATCATCACTACCCATTAATTCGATAAGCATTGTAGTTTGCAAAGATATAGATTCCTTAAGTTCACTCAGACCGACCATATCTCTTAAATCCTTTAAAGAATTTAGTAACATAGTTGTATTCTTCACCTTGGTCAGACTTTTATGATTTACTCGTATTTTCTTTTTCAGTGTGAATATCAAGTCATCTAGCTGTTCCGACATGCTTTTTACTCACGGAAACTTTGAATTATCTTTCGTTTCATATACCTAAGTCATAATTTTATTGAATGTTTCACCATTGCTAGAAGATAATTGTGGTATTTGTGAATGTCCTCTTTCCAATAATAAATTTCTTAACATTTCTACAAGGAATTCCCAGCTTATGTCTTTATCCAAACGCACAATTTCTGTAAATGCTGTCGTCAAAGCCCCAAAGTAATCATCTCTTAAGGGTAAGTATACATCGGAAGAAGTCTGAGAATCTTTGCATCCGGACAACATCACAACATTAGCTTTGATTACTTTATCATTAACCAAATGTGTTGTTTTTGTGTTAGAATCATATTGGTATTGTAAATCGCATATGGTTCCGGACATACAACAATCAAATACTAAAACTACTGAGACACCTTTGGGTAGTGACATTAGCACCTCGTTTATATCATCATCCCTAATTATATAATCTTTATTTTCTATCACCAATACGATGGCTTCATCCATACCGTCTTCCTCATCACCGTCGTTATCGGGAACAGATGTCCCATGACCCGAATAATGGAAGTAAAACGAATCGCCTGCTTTACATCCCTTGAACATATATTTTAGTTCTCTTATTATTGTATTTTCCTTCTTACACTCGGTAGTTTTCTGATTGTAAATTTTTATATCTTTATCCATAAGTACCTTTATGTCTCCATTCTTATAACCAAAATCCAGAATTAACATACTCTTTATATTGAGTACATCGTTTTCACAACCACCAAGCTCACAATCTGTGCCTTCGTAATTTAAACCAACCAACAGAGATTTTTTATGATTTCCTCTAAACATTCTACAGAAGTTAAACATTTATTTTTTATGTTACAATGATATTTATTTTTTTATACCATAAAAATAAATGTCTGGATATGTTTTGTACATTGATGGCATGGTAGGTTCGGGCAAAACTTCTCTATGTAAAAGAATCAAAGCCTTTTTAGTTTCTGAGGAAAGTCAGTGTAAGTTGTTCTCAAGACCTATCAACACAAAATTACTAAATTTATTTATTTCGAATCCTAAGAATTACGCATTTGCCTTGGAATTATCGTGCTTGACAAATAACCGAAATGTTAGGGAAAATGCTTTGTCCTTTGCATCCGAAGGGGGAATAGCAATAGTGGACAGATCTGTTTATGGTGACATTGCCTGTGCCACCTTACAATACGGATCTGGGAACATTAGCACAAACGAATGGGCAATATGTGTAGATACGTTTGAAGGAATCAAAGAGATTGAGGTACCCAATGAAATAGAAGAGCTTTACGTTTACTTGAACACTAACACTACGGATGCATTAAACAATATATACAACAGAGGTATAGATAGTGAGAGAAAATACAATGCTGTGTACCTTGAACGCTTTGGTCCTATTTATTTTGAGGTCACGAAAAATATAAAAGTACATAAGACGGGAGAAATTCCCATGAATTTTGAAGAAGTACGCAGATTGCTAAGAAGTTTCGGCATTCCGAGTAATTAGTACAAGAGTACTACAGTCACACAACTTGGACAATTTCTAAAACTTGATTATCAGTTTATTTAGTTGACTGATCAAATGAATTCGTCTCAAATGATGTACCATAACACAATTAGGGATTATGTTGTAATGCACGGAGGCACACTTTTAATGAGTAGTGCGTGTGATTATGGACATTCTACTGTTTTATGTAAAAATGGCCATAAGTTTAAGATGTCACAGAGAGATTTCGACTACATATGTCCAAAATGTGAAATAGCAAATATAATAGAAATGTCAAGGTAACTTATACTACATCTGTATATCTCTAAAATTTGATACTTTATTTAAAAGTTGCAAACGTCAAATGGAATTTGTTCAATCAAAGTATCATAATTTGTCGGTGAATGTCGCAGAGGGACTAGGAGCCTCCTCAAGTGATTATGTTGTGACCAACGATGTGTTAACTATATTATGCAAAAATGGTCATGAGTTTGAGATGACTCCCAGTAATGTTAAGAGTGGGCATTGGTGTCCTAAATGTTTGGCTACCCGAGCTGAGGAGAAGCTCAAAGCCGTGATATTGGAAAGAGGAGGAATTTTACTAAGTGATTATGTTAGGAATTATGATAGGGTAACTATACAATGTGAGAACAATCATGAGTTTAGGATGACTCCTAATAGTGTCAAGAGCGGGCGTTGGTGTCCTAAGTGTTCGGGTTGGTGTCCTATTCAGGCTGAGGAAAGACTCAAAGCTGTAATACTAGAAAGAGGAGGAATCTTACTAAGCGATTATGTTAAGAACAAAGAGAAAGTAACTATACAATGTGAGAATGGTCATAAAATTGAGATGACTCCTAACAATGTCAGGTGTGGGCATTGGTGTCCTAAATGTTCGGGTTGGTGTCGCGAGTATCCAAATAATTGTCCTATTCAGGCTGAGAAAAGACTCAAGACTGTAATATTGGAAAGAGGAGGAACATTACTAAGTGATTGTATTAGAAACAATGATATGGTAACTATACAATGTGAGAAAGGCCATGAGTTTGAGATGACACCTAG